TTAATCGGACGGTTGCTGGTTCGAGTCCAGCCGGGGGAGCGCAGAGCCCCCGTTCGGATCTCCATCCGGGCGGGGGCTTCTTTCGTTGACCCCGAGCATCCATGCCGCGGTGACGCGCCCACGCCACCGCATCTCGATTCGTTTGGCGACGGCGACGATGTTGTCGGGGGTGTTGCGGCCCGACTCCCATGCCTCGTAACGCGCACGGGACACGCCCAACTCAGCGGCCATTTCGGCCTGAGTCATCTGGGCGACGGAGCGACGTACCTTCCGCAGGCAGTCGGAGAAGTCGAACTCCGGGTTCTCAGCTGCTTCCCGATCAACAGAGATTGTCATGTGGAGAAAACTACCCATAACTACCTGAAACAGCAAGAGCTATGGGTAGGTAGTGCTAGCGATCACAGGTTAGCCCTTGCCAGATTCAAGTAGCTATGGCTACTCTCGGCCTATGACCGATAGCCATACGTACCCCAGTGAGGTCATTGCGATCGGGGAAGCCGCCGAGATCCTCGGGATTTCCGTCAAGACGCTTCGAAATTGGGAAGCCAAGGGCGCTATTTCCGCCATCCGATCCCCGGGTGGACAGCGCCGTTTTCGACGGACCGACGTCGACGCCCTGCTCTCTCCGCAGCAATCCGCCTGACGAAACGAAACGACCCGCCGAGGTACCAGCTCAGCGGGCCGTCGACACCCACCATCTGAAGGAGTGAACGTGTCTGGAAAACATCGTACGACACGACGACCAGCGTTCGAATACCTCAAGCCCCGCCTGATCTTCGCAGCACTCCTGCTCGGAGCCCTCCTCGCCGCGAGCGGGTGGACCCTGTGAGCACCGAGAGCCTCGCCGAGGAATTCCTGATCGAGTTCGAGAAGAGCGTTGCAGCGCAGCGGGTTCCACTGTCGTGCCGGATCTGCGGCAAGGTCGTCGCACATGTGCATCCGCCCGCGCCGCCCGTCCCGCTGACCTGCTCGCAGTGCCGCGAGGTGACCCCATGACACAGCCGACCCTCGCAGTGTCCGTCACCAAGAAGCGGCTCTCGGGCAACGTCACGATCCGCGCCGACCTGAAGAACCAGGACGAGCAGCTCGGCTCCGGGTCGTGGATCAACGTCAGCCTGCGCGGCCTCGACATGTCAGCCGATCTCGCCCGCGAGAAGGCGGCGCAGTACACGGCCATCGCCGACGAACTCGATCGACTCCGCGCCAACGGTGAGGAGGCGGACTGGTGAGCGACTACATCAAGGTCGACCACGGCTACATCACCGACGTTCCGAAGACCACCCAGACGCTCGACTTCTGGTCGGCGCTCATGCTGCTGCTGATCGGCGTGATCGTGACGATGCCCTGGTGGGCGGTGTCATGACGACGGTATGGGAGCGGAACCGAGTCGCGTTCCGTGAGGACTACACCGACTGGCGCACGTGGGGCTGGACGCACACGAGAATCGCTGCGCACCTTGGCATTCAGCGCGAGTCGCTTCTGCGTCGCTGCGTGCGGTACGGCATCTACCTGCCCGAGACCGAGGAGCAGGTGGCGCGGGAGCGACTCGATCACCTGATCGCTTCGGGCAGGCCGTTCACCGTCGACGACATGCCTCGCGTCGCACCGTCGATCCGAGGTGGAGTGATCCGCCACGCGCACTGCGCTGGATTGATCGAACAGGTCGGCTCCACCGTCGGACCGCAGGGTGGCGTCACCGGACAGCACCGGATCTGGCGCGCTGTCGCGACGTCGGAGCTGGCGGTGGCATCGTGACCACAGCAACCCCGATCGCCTCCGACTCGCTCATCCTCCCGGGCTCGGCCGAATGGCTGCGCTACTTCTCGGCCAGCAAGGTCGCAGCGCTGCCGATCAAGCTCGACGCGAACGGCGAGTACACCCAAGGCTTCTCGCGCTGGGAGTCGCCGTTCTCGCTGTGGCATCGCATGTCCGGGCACCTCGCACCGGAAGACCCGAAGGACGATTTCACCGTCGGCCACGCGGCCGAGCTGATGCTCGCTGCGCTGTACCTCCACGTGCACAGCGGCTGGAAGCTCTCGCCCGGTGAGGTCCAGTTCGTCCGCGAGCTGCACGGGATCATGATGATGGCCACGCTCGATCGACGGGCAGTCCGTGGCAGTCACCGCCGGGTCGTCGAATTCAAGAAGGCGCGGAGCCTCGAGGAATTCGGCGACGACGGGTCCGACGAAGTGCCGGCCGACTACTTCATGCAGGTGCAGTGGCAGATGGGCGTCTCCGGCTACACGAAGTTCCCGGCACACCTGATGGTCGGGCTGTCGTTCTTCGATCGCAAGATCTACGAGATCCCCTTCGATCCGGACGTGTTCGACTTCCTCGTCGCGGCCGCGGTGAAGTTCAACCAGTCGCTCGTCGACGGCATCGAGCCCGCGCTCGACGACAGCACCCCGACGTACGAGACGATCCGAGAGCTCCACCCCGACATCGACGGCACCGCGGTGTACGTCGACGTCGAGGACGCGATCGAACTTCTCAACTCCGCGGCCAGCTTCGAGGCTTCCGAGGCATTCCTGCGCGGATGCAAGTCCTCGGCCCTCAAGCGGATGGGCAACGCGCAGTACCTCTACGTCCAGGATCCGGGCGGAGACCACAAGAAGGACGTGAAGGTCGCCGATCGCCGCAAGAACGGCCACGGCTCGGTCTCGTTCTACGTCAACAAGAAGGCCGATCTGGCCGCGATCACAGGGGGGACAGCGTGAGCGGATTCAAGGACGGAGGACTCTGCGAGCAACTGGCATTCCTGGTGGTCAATACGGAGTGCGCCGCACACGTGCTGCACCACTTCCGGCCGACCGAGGGTTACTCGCCCGGGTCGTTCGTGCAGCACATCGTCGAGGCCTTCGCGGCCGCAGATCCCGTCAACAGTCACAAGCTCGGCCGGGTCTTTCCCGAGTACCGAATGGCGATGCATCTCGCCCAGGACCACACGCTCGGACTGGACACGCTCCGAGCAATCGCAATGAAGGAGAACGCATGAGCAACGACGTAGCTGTACAGGAAACCAAGACCGATCTTGCGATCAAGTCCAACCAGGACGGGTTCACCGATAAGCAGATCGCGATGCTGCAGCAGCTCGGTATCGAGGACGCTACTGCGGGTGACATCGACCTGTTCTTCCATCGCTGCAAGGTGACCGGTCTCGACCCGTTCAGCAGGCAGATCTACATGATCGGGCGCCGCACGACGGTCAAGGTGTGGAACGAGCAGACGCGCAAGCAAGAAGACAAGTGGGTGATGAAGTACACCATCCAGACGGGTATCGACGGATACCGCCTGAATGGTGCACGCGCAGCCCGCAAGCGCAACGACGTCGTTGCGATCGGTTCGCCGATGTGGCGTGGCCGCGACAGCGACTGGGATGACGTCTGGCTCGATCCGTCGACACCTCCGGCTGCAGCTCGCTTCACCATCGTCAAGAACGGCGAGAGCTTCACTGCCACAGCGATGTATCACGAGTACGTCCAGACGAACAAGGACGGCTCGCCGAACGCGATGTGGAAGAAGATGCCATCGAACCAGCTCGCCAAGTGCGCCGAGGCTGCTTGCTGGCGCAAGGCGTACCCGGACGACTTCTCGGACCTGGTGCTCGAGGACGCCGCTCAGGTCATCGACGAGGAGGGCAACCGCGTCACCGTCGAGTCCGAGCGCGTCGGCAACGGAGCGAAGAACGTCAAGGCGGCGATGGGCCTCACTCAGCGCCAGGAGCCGATCAACATCACGGATACGCACACCGAGGTCGAGAAGGAGCCGGTGCAGCGGACGACGGAACGGACGAAAAACAGCACCACTAGTGCGAAGCCGCAGGCCAGCGCCTCAAATTCGGGCGCGAAAGTGGACAGCGCCACGGACCCGGGTGACGCCCCGGCGACGTCAGGTCAGATCGGCGCGCTCGGAAAGCTGTTCAAGAAGGAGGGCTACGACGACTGGCCCTCACAGCTCCAGTGGCTCCAGGGCAACGGAATCGTCCATGGCGAGATTTCCGGCCTCGGCGACCTGAACGGCGCGCAGGCTGCCGTCGGTATCGAGGCACTCCAGTGAGCGCCGTCCTGATCCGTGCGTGGAACATTCGTCACGCGCCCGTGGGATATGCAGTCGCCGAGGTAGAAGACGGTTGCTTCGAGCTGCCAGGCGACCACCCACTCGTCAAGCTCATTGAGCAGCACCAGGACAGCATCTCGTTTTTCACGATCCTGTCCACCGAAGAGCTGCAATGGCGACTCATCAACACGCGGCGCGTCGGTGATCCAGTCGACTATCGAGTGCGATTTGTTTCGCGCCCGTGGACTGCGGAGCTTCGTCGCGAGCTGGTATCCGACCAATGGTTCGTCGAGAACATCATCGAGACGGGAGCGGGCCTGTGAGCAACTACGACCATCTCGACGCCGCCACCAATGCAGCGAACGTCAGCGACATCAGCAGCTCACTTGCTCACTCCTCGATCGCCTCCGTGCAAGCGCTGCGCGCCATCGATTCTCGGCTCGACGCCGTTGTTGAGGTCGCGACGTCGGCGCTCGGAGTACTCCTCGACGGCCGCGACGTCGAGAACGCGCTCGACACCGAGACGGGCGTCCGAGTGCGCCCCTCTGTCGTGGCCGATCCGGAGGCAGCTAGACGCTTCCGGATCGAGCAGCTCGGCGACCATCTGCAGGCCGTGTACGACGCAGCAACCACAACCCCGATCTGGCCAGTCCTGGCCGAAGCCGCAATCGACTGGATGGAGAAGTGAACATGCGTGACGACTCCGCTAAGAAGCGTTTCGGTATCGAGACCGGAAGTGAGGGTGACGTTGCGGACGCCGAGGTTCGGTCTCAATACGACTCGGCCCGAGACAATCTCGACGACCGGATCGAGCGACTAGAACATGTCGTGAGTCTGCTCTCCAGCGATCTCGCGCCAGTCCGGAGCGAAGAGAAGCGAGAGAGCGAGCCCGGTGGAACCGCAGAGCGTGCGCGCAACGGATCTTCTCGCCTGGTTGGACACCTCGACATCACCAGCGAGCGCATCAATGGCCTTATCGAGCGACTCGTCCGCATCCGCGAAGAAATCGAACTCTGAGGAGAACTGCCCCATGACGAAACCACTGATCGACACCGCCCGCGTCGGATTCCAGGGCACCTCGCAGGAAGCATTCGAGATCGGCGAGGCCAACATCGGCGACATCATGTTCTTCTCGGTGAAAGTCGTTGTGCGCAAGTACGACGTCGACGACATGGCGCAGGAGGGAACTCGCCGACGCGTCACGCTGAAGATCCTGAAGGTTGTCGAGGGCGTCAGCGACGCGGTGAAGGAGGAGGACAACGGCCAGGGCTCGCTGCTCGACTCCGACGGCACGGTCAAGAAGACGCCCGAGAACGACGAGACCAAGGACGACGCCCCGGCCGAGAAGGTCACGCCGATCAAGAAGGCCAAGGCGACTGGCCCACAGTTCTCCGGTGGTGACGAGGAATGACCGCGCCAGCACCCATCAAGCAGAACGGCCGCATCGTCGTCATTCTGTGCCGCGGCATTGGCGAGCCGTACGCTCAGAACCTCCTGACGTACACCGTGCGCAACCTCGACCCGAAGCTGTTCATGGTCGTGGAGCTGGTCTGGTCGGCCGAGTTCGGACCCGTCCCACGCTGGAACGGAAACTCGTTCGGCGTGAACGTCGCTCAGGCCGAGCGCGCACTGCGTGAGCTGATCGCGCTGTACCCCGGTGCGGTCGTGCTCGGGTACAGCGGCGGTGCACAGGTGGCCGGCAACGTCGCCGCTGCGATCGCACGTGACCCCAAGTCGCTCGGTCTGTGGATCCGCGCCGTCGGCCTCATCTCCGACCCGTCGAGGCACACGACGCAGATCGTCGGCGTCAACCGCGGTGGTCAGGGAATCATGGGCGGTCGACTCATCCCGACGGGCAAGTTCCACGTCTGGCAGCTCTCGGCCTGGGGTGACCCGATCTCGGAGCTGCCAGACGAGGCGAAGGGGCTCGCGATCCTGGCCCAGGGCATCGAGTTCTTCTCGCTCGTCGATCCCATTCGCTGGATGGACAACCTGCGTTGGAAGGCGCTCACCGGTCGACTGCGCTTCTGGGACACCTCGATCAACTGGGCCAAGGCGCACCAGTGGTCGCTCGGCTACACCCATGACGGACGGCACACCTGCTACGCCCGCGAGAAGATGCAGGGCTCCGACGTCACCTACGCCGACCGTCTCGGCCAGCTCGTGGCAGGTGTCCGATGAGCCGCCGTGACGAGCGCGCATTCCGACGCGAACTCGCCGAGGTCATCAACCGTCACTCGGCCGAGGCTGGATCGAACACGCCTGACTTCATCCTCGCCAACTACCTCACGGCCTGCCTCGACGCCTTCGACGTCGCGGTAGAGGCGCGCAGTATTCACGCAGGGCGGATCGTATGAGCGACAACGAGGTCCAGGGCGGTCAGCTCGACGGCGCGATCAAGCTCCGCGAGTACACGCTCTGCATCACCACCGCTGGAATCGAGGTGTTCCAGATCGGTGCCGAGGACGTTGACCAGCCGCCACATGAGTTCGCTCAGATGGTCGCCGTCGACGCCGTGGTCAGCGCGGCCGTCATGGCCCGAGTCGCTGGGCATGAGTCGCTCGCCGCGGAGCTGCGCACACTCGCGGCGCGGATGAACGAGGAGTTCGAATGATCCTCCTCGTCGCCTCCGGCCTGCTCGCTCTCGGCATCATCCTGGCCGCACTCGCATTGCGACAGAACCCATCCGATCGCGCTCGCACGTACCCGCGTGGGTCGTACGAGCGCGACGCGATGGAGAGGGCGGCACGATGAGCAGCACCATCGACGCCCTGCAGATCCGCGCCAAGTTGGGTCGACGGGACTACCTGCCACCCCAGCAGTTCGGCCCAGATGGCTGGCGCTTCGTTCATGCCCGCCACAACGGATCGGTCATCGTGTCGGCGTTCGAGTGGGACGACAACACGGAATGGATCCACGCGTCTATGACCCGTCGCGATGCCACACCGTCGTACGAGGATCTGAAACTGTTGCATCGCGCTGTGTTTGGTGACGGGTGGGCCTATCAGGTGTTTGCGCCCGAGCGCGGCCACGTCAACATTCACGAGCATGCGCTCCATCTGTGGGGCGCGGCCGATGGATCTATCCAGCTCCCCGACTTTGGCAGGCTGGGGTCGATCTGATGATCATGCTCAGCGAGAACGAACAGAAGCTGCTGCATAAGTGCCACGGCCTGATTCAATACGCCGTCGCCTCGCCAGCCGCCGGCATCGAGCACCTAGCTCAGTCGCACCCCGAAATGGCGGCGTCATGAAGGCGCTCACAGTCCAGCAGCCATGGGCCTGGGCAATCATGCACGGCGGCAAACTCATCGAGAACCGCACCCAACAGTGGAAGTATCGCGGACCTCTGGCGATCCACGCGGGCAATCGATGGTCGGACCGCGGAGACCAGTCGCCTTTGATCCTGAACGCATCCCAGGGCCGGACTCTTGCCGGTGTGGAGCCTCGCGGATCCATCATCGGAACCGTCGATCTCGTCGACGTCCATCTCGATGCGGGCTGCTGCAAGCCATGGGGTGAATCGGCGTACACCGAACACGGCGGCAAGGAGCGCAAGGCGATTGTGCACCTGGTCCTCGAAGACCCAAGGCCGCTCGATCAACCAATCAACTGCGCTGGCGCACTCGGGTTGTGGACGCCACCCGCAGACATCATCACGACATTGGAGGCGCATCATGGCGCGTGAATACGGCCGGATTCGCATAAGCATCGCGAACGACGAAGACCTCGAGGAACTGTCCGCTGACGCCCAGTGGCTCTACTTCCGGGTGCTCATTCCCGACCCGAGCCTGAACTACGCCGGAGTGGGTGACTGGAGGCCCGCGCGGCTGCTCCGGAAGGCGAAGGACATGACGATGCCGCGTCTGCTCGCGGCCGCGTCCGAGCTGGAGCAGCGAAGCTACGCACTGTTCGACACCGACACCGAAGAGGTGATGTGCCGGACGTTGATCCGTTCCGATGAGCTGCTGAAGAATCCCAAGATGGCAGCCGCCGTGCTCGCCGGATACACCCGCACGTCGTCCAAGACGCTCCGTGCAGCCGTCGTCACCGAGATCCAGACAGCGCGCAAGGAGAACCCGAACTACTCGTCCTGGACCCACAAGGACACCGCGGACGAACTGTCGAAAACACTGTCCCGAACCAACCTCGAAACCAGTGGGTACACGCTACAGATTTCGGTCCCGAACACCGATCCGAATCCGATGCAGAACACCTATCTTGATCCGGTTCGGATCGGTTATCTGAATCCGGTCGACAACAGCAATCCGGACCGAAGCGAAAACCGGTCCGAATCGGTAATCGAAAACGGTCCAGATCCCCTCTCAACTAGCAACATACAACTAGCAACATCAACTGGAAGTGGTTACGTAAGTACGGAAGGTCACCAGAGCGCGACCGCCGAATCGAATCCCCCCTCCCCGAATTGCTCGATCCATCCGAAGGGCACCGAGAAGCCATGCCGCGCCTGCGGCGACGCCAGGCTTGCCCGGGAGGCCTGGGACGCCGCACACGTCGTCGACCACAAGGCGATCCGCCGAGCAGCTATCGACGCCTGCGAGTGGTGCGACCACAACGGGATCCGTGAAGAACCTGCATCGGTCCGCGAGTTCTTCGGCGTCCCGGCCGTTCGCTGCGATCACAACGAGATGTCGATCGAGGAATGGTCCGCGCTGATCCCCGAGCAGGAGGACTGACCGTGGAACAACGGAGCTTCGAGTGGCTGCAGCAGCGCGATCTCGCCCTCACGATTCCGTGCCGTGGTTGCAAGGCAGCGAAGGGCGAGCCGTGCCGCGTGCGAGGCCGTGATGGCAAGTGGCATGAGCTGGAACACTTCCCGGCTCACCATGCACGTCTGAACCGCGCCGAGCGCCTACAGCGGATGGCCGACGCACCGAAGCCTGACGTGTCGACAATCGTTGCAGGGTTTGGGCATATGCGAGAAACGATGGTGGACCCGATATGAGCCAGAGGATGACCGAACGGCATTGCCCGCATTGCAATACCGCCGTCGACTCCACTGTCCCGGTGGGGCAGCCCGACAACCGGCCCGATCCGGGAGATGTGAACGTTTGTGTGTACTGCGCCGGGGTCTCGGTCTTCACCGCCGACGGCCTGCGCAAGCCCACCCTCGACGAAGCGTCGGAATTCCTGCTGGAACCCGCCGTACGGCGCGCTGTGCGAACGGTCGAGTCCATCATCCTGAAGCGCGCCCTGTGAGCGGCGCAATCGTCGGCCTCGACCCATCGATGGGCGCGGCCGGAATGGCGATCCTGCGCAACCCGCGCGTCATCGAAGGCCGCAACCGTCCCGAGCTGAAGACCATCGGCAGCGAGAACACGGGCGGCACCATCGCGCAGCGAGCGCTCCGGATCGGCACCCAGGGCGATGCGATCCTCTCGGCGCTGCCCGACCGAATTCGGCTCGTCATGATCGAGGGAATGCCGTTCCGTCAGCCCAAGTTCAGCGGCCTGTATCAGGAACGTTGCGCCCTGCTGTACGACATCGTCCGATTCCTCGCTCGCCGTGGCATTCCCACGATCGAGGTGTCGGTCACGACGATCAAGTACTTCGCGACCGGAGACGGCTCAGCCGACAAGCCCGACGTCATGAAGGCGATGGCGACGATGTGGCCAGGCTCCGCGATCACCGACGACAACCGCTCCGACGCCCTCGCCGTGGCCACCATCGGCGCAATGAAGCTCGGCTGGTACGAGCCCGAGCTGCCGTGCCACTTCGCACCGAAGATCGACTGGACAGGAGTGAACGGTGGCTGAACCTCACGTCGATCAAGACATGCGCGATCGTGGGACCGTTCGGTGGTTCTCGGGTGAAGGTCCGAGGCAACCTCAGGTGCCCTACGTAGGCGATTGCAAACACATGGGCCAGCGAGTGGTCGCATGGGGTCCGGACGAGAAGCACTATGAGCTTGTTGAATGCAGCGATTGTCTCGGGCGTGCATGGAGCGACGGGCGATACAGGCCGACCACTCAGTGGCTCGTGCCGATCAGTGCGGATGAGGAGATTCAATGAGCAGCGTCGCGTGCTCGAACTGCGGCCGGCCAACTGGCGACAACCTCGTGATCTGCCCCAAGTGCACGGGCATCCTTGTCAAGACGCTCCGCTCGGTGCCGAGCCTGGTCTCGGACATGACGATCACCCAGGCACGACTCGATCGCATGAGCCGCGGCCGCGTCGGAGGCAAGAGCGCCGATACGCCCCTACCGATCTCGATCGACAAGCACGACGAGCTGCCCACGCGGAAGCCGTTCGATCTTCTCGACAACGAGATCACCACCTGGACACGCGCATTCTCGGACCACATGGGACACCGCAGCGACGGCATCCTGGCCGCACTCGACGCACCGGGCCTGATCCAGCTCACGCTCAACAACAAGACCGGGCCACGGGTCGACACGACCGCGCTGTCGATGCAGCCCACGCTGTACGTCGAGCAGTGCGCGATCTGGCTCGCCTGCCATCCCGTCGAACTGCGGCGCATGCCCGCCGTCGACGAGATGTACGACTCGCTCACCGACGTCATCGCCCTCGTCAACAAGGCGATCGACCAACTGCCCGAGCTGAAGTACAAGGGCCGATGCGGGTACGTCCAGTACGACCAGGGGCGCGAAAGTCAATGCAACACAGACCTTTACGCAGAATCAGGCGAGGAGTGGGTCCGGTGCCCGAGATGCAACGCGAGCTATCCCGTGACCCAGCTTGATCGCGAGATCCTCGCCAAGATGCGGGACATGAACTACACCGTGCCCGAGCTGCTCCGACTGCTCCGCGAACTCGGCTCGACCGTCGGCAAATCGACGCTGTACCGATGGGTGAAGGAGCGGAAGGTGAGACCTCGAGGATGGGTCCGCAACGGCCGAATCACCGACACCTGGATCCACCGCGACGACCCGGCCGTGTACCGACTCGGCGACGTACTCGATCTCGCCACGCGGGCCGAGAGGGCGCGCGCATAGATTGCCTGGTCGTGTACGGTGGGACTCAAATTCCCCGCTGACGAGGGCACCCATTTTCCGGATGCAGCCCCGATTCGGCACCCCAGAAACCCCCTCGGTCACCGCGTCAAACCCGGTCTGCGAACCCCGGGCAAGCTCGCTCAAGACCTGAATCCCTCATCGACCAGTGAAGCGTCGACTGCGCGGGACCGAGGGCTCAACCCGACGAGGTGCGATGTTCGGAGAGTTGATCTACCTGCTCATTCGATTCATCGCACGACTGACGATCCTGAGGCGGAGATGACCTGGTATCGGTTCTTCGTGCGCGGCCTGTACGACTTCATCTTCGAGATGCTCGGCATGTCCGAGCGGGATCGCAAGGAATGGCTGGAGGTGCTGTTCGGATGACCTACTCGACCGAACGTGCAGGACACGGACGCTGGACACCAGTACTGCGACCGGCCGTCGGCATCCTGTGGGTGACCGATGACGGCGCACTCGGATTCATCCCACAGAACGGCATCGACCCCGCGCCGATGAACACCCTCATCGAGACGTACTTCGCCGCCGGCAAGACCGCGAACGAGGCCTTCGACGAGCTGATGCTCATCGTCGGATCGAAGTCACAGGCGGGCGACGTCGACGACTGGCGACCCGACCGCATCAACGGCAGGCGCGTCCAGGTCGGCCCGGTCCTCACCAGCACGTACGAGCAGCCACAATGACCGCCACCGAGCAGGCAGCCGAGGTCATGGCCTTCGTCGCACGCATCGCAGCAGCGCGCAAGGAAGCCACCACCGCGCAGCTCGACGAGATGAAGCGCAAGCTCATACCCCAGCTCGTGGTCATGCGAGTAAGCGGACGCATCGATGGCGCCAAGACCGTGCTCGCCGAGATCATGGGCCACGACTGGCGACCCGAGGGCGAGCTGAACCTCTCGACGCAGCAGGCCGAGACGCTGCTCAAGCAGGGCATGGCCGAGCGTGGCCACGATCCCGAGACCATCCTCGGGCCACCGCGGTGAAGGACAATGAGCCGGTGACTCCCGACCAGATCGACGCGATACTTGCCGACCAGTCGAACTTCGTTCGGCGCGAGGGCTACGACGGTGCGGATCTGAAGGACTTCTGCTGCCCCGTGTACGGGTGTCACTCCGGGTTCACCTGGCGACTGGAAGAGGATCCGGTCATGTGGGAGATGGCCAAGCGCAAGATCGTCGAACACCTCAGCACGCACGATGCCACGCGCTCGTAACCGCGTCTGCTCCATCCCCGGCTGCCCATCGATGCAGCCCGAGAGCCTCTGTCCTGTCCACCGGAAAGCACGTGAACAGGCCAGAGGTACCAAGCAGCAGCGTGGTTACACCAGCGAGCACGACAGGCTGCGCGCCCAGTGGAAGCCACGAGTAGCGACGGGTCACGTGCGATGCGCTCGATGCCATCGCCACATCGATGCTCGATCGAACTGGGATCTCGGGCACGACGATCACGACCGAACCAAGTGGACAGGCCCCGAGCACGAGGCCTGCAACAGAGCGACGAGGGGCAGACGATGAAGCGCATTGCCCGAGTCAAGGTCGAGCTGACCATCGTCGAAGAGGAGCAGCTCGACGACGAGTGGACCGAGACGACGATCCTCGACGTGCAGCGGGCCAACGCCGACGTCGACGGAGACGCAGTCGAAGACGCTGTGCTGCAAGCGCTGAGCACGGCGCAGGAGAGCGTCGAGCTGTGACCAAGCGCGAGGAGACCGGCGACGACGCCGAGGTCATCATCGACGCAGCCGACGGCAGGATCGATGTGTACCTCGCGTCGGCATACGAAGAGACCTTCCGAGTTCGCTACACCCGCACCGAGTTTGCTCGGCTGCTGTGGCATGGCTGGCTCGCCCTGTTCCGCACGCGCTGACGCTCTCAGGGGGTGGGGGGTACCCCCTGCCGACCTAGGGGGATGAACCGCTGGGGAGGGCGCTGAACCGCGCGAAGGGTTCAAGAAACTGCTGGTGAGCGCGATGCTCATCAGGTTCCGAAGCGGCGCGATGCCGTTGAAGGAGTATCGATGTCAAACCATGGCGGGGCTCGAAACCGAAGCGGCCCAACGAAAGATCCGAACTCGGCCAAGTCCGAATCGCTCGGCATCAAGTTCGTCAACCTCCCTCCGGCTGGTCACAAGGGCCGCGCTCCGAAGTGGCCACTCGACGGCCCGACCGAACGTGAACGGGTGGTGTGGCGCGAGGTGTGGAAGACCCCGCAGGCCGAGCAGTGGGCGAAGGAGAAGCTGTGGCGGCTGCGGCCGGTCGCGCTCTACGTCCGATGGTCGGTCCGCGCGGAGGAGCCTGAATGCTCGGCGTCGATCCTCACTCAGGTCAACCGTCTTGCCGATCAGCTCGGACTGACGCCCGCAGGTCTGGCATTCAACGGCTGGAAGATCGCAGCGGTGTCCGCGGTTCCGAACGTCGTCGACGAACCGTCCAAGGCTCCGGCTGAGATGGCACCTCGGCGCCCGCTGGTGATGATGGATGGCGGAGCCTGAGGACTTTCCCACGCTCGGTCATCTCGTCGATGCGTGGACGACGCAGCACTGCCGGATCCCGGACAAGATTCACCGCGGCGAGCCGTTGGTGCAGTCGGCGTGGCAGTTCTGGCTGGATGCGAAGTTCTACGAGATCCGGCCGGACGCCGAACCGAACGACCACGGCGAGCCGCTGCTGAATCAAGCGTTCCGCTACCGCCGAATGCAGGTGATCGCGCCACAGAAGACCGGCAAGGGTCCGAAGCTGGCAGCGACGACCTGCGTCCAAGGGTGCGGTCCGAGCGAGTTTCTCGGTTGGGCGGGCAAGGATGACGGTTGGGCCTGCTCGGACTGGGGCTGCGGCTGCGGCTGGGAGTATCCGTACCGCCCAGGCGAGCCGATGGGTATGCGGCATCCTTCGCCGGTCATTCAGCTCACCGCGGTCAACCAGGACCAGGTCGGCAACGTCTGGAAGCCGCTGACGGCGATGATCCGTCTCGGCCCGCTGTCGGATCTGCTGTTCATCCGCGACACGTTCATCCGCATTTCTGGCGACGTCGGCGGCGAGGACTTCGACCGGATCGACGCCGTCACGTCGAGCGCGTCGGGCCGAGTTGGCAACCCGATCAGTTTCGCCGGTCAGGACGAGGCGGGGCTGTACCTGAAGTCGAACAAGATGGTCGGCATCGCGGAGACGCAACGCCGCAACGCCGCTGGTATGGGCGGCCGGACGGCGGAGTACTCGAACTGCTTCGACACCTCGCAGAACTCGACGGCGCAGCGGACGTTCGAGTCGGTGGCCGAGGACGTGTTCAAGTTCTACCGCAAGCCTCCGGCGCACCTGTCGTGGAAGAACAAGCTCGAGCGCCGCAAGATCCTCCAGTTTGTCTACGAGGGCTCGCCCTGGGTGATCCTCGATTCGGTCGAAGCGGAGGCTGCCGAGCTGAACGAGACCGACCCCGATCAGGCGGAGCGGTTCTTCGGCAACCGGAACACGTACGGATCAGGCGTGTGGCTGCGAGATGGATTGTGGGACGAGCATTATGCCCAAACCGCAACCCTGGCTTCCTAACCCACCGCCGGGTACCCAGGTCGCGGGCGCGTTCGACGGCTCGGAGAACGACGACTGGACTGCGATCCGGATGGAGACCCGAGACGGGTTCATGTTCACCCCGCGGTACGGTCCGGATCGTCGTCCGGCGATCTGGAATCCGGTCGACTGGGGCGGCGAGATCCCGCGCGGCGAGGTCGACGCGGCCGTGGACGAGATCTTCCGAACGTGGCGCGTCTCGCGGTTCTACCCGGACCCGACGGGCTGGTACACCGAGATCGGCGCGTGGTCACTCAAACACGGCGAGGACGTCGTCTCGGAATGGCCGAACGACAAGATCACCCGGATGCACGCTGCGCTGGTTCGATTCCAGACCGACCTGAAGGCCGGCCGAATCACGCACGACGGTTGCCCGCACACCAAGATCCACTTCCGCAACGCACGGAAGGTCGCCAAACCCGGCGACAAGTTCGTACTCGGCAAGCCGACCAACCACCAGAAGATCGACTGCGCTCAAGCGTCCGTCGTGGCTCACGAGGCCGCGTCGGATGCTCGCGAAGCCGGTTGGCCTGCTCATCGGGCCGCGAAGACATCGACCGCCATGTACGGCTTCAACTAAGGCACCAGGAGGTGGCGTGGATCTACGTACGGCACGCCGATACCTCGACATCGGTCTGAGGCGTCTCGAAGCGCAGCTCCCGCAGTGGAACCGTCGACAGGAGTACTTCGACGGCATCCAGGACGACCCGTTCGCCCCGGAGGGCGTGAACGCCGAGTACATGTCGCTGCAGAAGCAGTCGATCGCAAACTGGCTCGGCATCGCCATGAAGGCCCCGGTGCAGCGCATGCGTGCCGACGGCATCATGGGCGGCGACGGCAAGATCGACCTCGATGTCTGGCGCAACGTCATTCAACCGAACCATGTCGATGCTCGCCAGCAGATCGTCTACCTGCAGGGTCAGATCCACGGACGCGGCATCTGGTCGGTGTCGAAGAACCCGAGCAATCCGGATCGCCCGAAGATCAACGTCGAGAACAGCAAGCGAGTGTGGATCGAGCCGGATCCGGCAGACCCGTTCACCGGGAAGTTCGCGGTGAAGACGTTCTCGGAGGAGATCGGCTCGGACGCGCTCAACTCGCTCGTGCTCCCTGCGTCGATCTCGGCGGCGGTCGGCACGCTGTGGGTCGCATACGTCTACGACCGCACCGACTGGTGGAGATTCGAGCGTCGAGGCCTCAACGGCGAATGGGAGAGCGTCCGCGACGGCAAGCACGGCCTCGGTGAGCTTCCGTTCGTCGCCTCCGACATGAACGTCGACGCCGACGGAGTGCCGCACAGTGCGATCGAGGCGCTGATGCCGCAGCAGGACGCCGTCAACACGATCCGCTTCAACACCCTGCTCGCGATGCAGTTCTCGGCGTTCCGGCAGCGCATCATCTCCGGCTACGACCCGGTGGTGCGCGACCAGCAGGGCAACCCGGTCATCAAGAAGGATCCGACCACGGGGCTGCCCGTGCTCGACGCCGACGGATTCGAGCAACCGCTGGTGCGCTCGCCAGGTCGAATCGGAGTCGACCGAGCCTTGGTCTTCCCCGGCGAGAACACCAAGGCCTACGACATGGCCGAGTCGAACCTCGACAACTACATCAAGGTCTACGACGACTTCCTGTCGAGCCTGTTCGCGACCGGTCAGGTGCCACCGCAGTACCTTCTTACCCGCATGGCGAACCTCTCCGGAGACGCACTGACCGGCGCTGAGTCCACGCTGAAATCGCTTGTCGCAGAGATGAAACGCTCCGCTGGAGAAGCGCTCGAAAGCGTCGTCAGGCTCGCGAACATCGCTCGCGGCAAGGAGGGCAAGGACGACTACTCGATCGAGGTCGTCTGGGGTGACACCGAAGCCAAGAGCTTCGCACAGATCATCGACGGCGTGGTGAAGCTCATCGGTGCTGGATTCCCGAAGCGCGCCGCGTTCGAGATGCTCCCGGACGCCACGCCGCCGAAGGTCGAAGGCTGGATGGACCTCGTCGACGTCGAGCGCGAGCAGCAGAACGAGGTCGCGCTGGCAGCGATGGCCGCACTGAATCCCGCTCCGGAGCCGACCGACGATGACGTTCCAGCCAACGTCGGCGGCTGACCACTACCGAGACCAGCAGAAAGTCACGGCCGCAGCGATTCTCGCGGCGGGCAATCTGTGGGGCTCGCAGCCGCCGTCCGACTTCGACGCCTGGTTCGAGGCCAACGCGACCACCCTCGTGGGCGTCGTCTCGGCGGCGCAGGCGCGTGCGGTGCGCGGAGGCAGCGACTACGTCCAGCGAGCGCTGAGCGAGATCAACGTCCAGCGTGACCCAGAAGCGTCGATCGACCCGTCAGGACTGGTCGGCGTGGCGTCGGACGGTCGGCCACTGGAGTCGCTGCTGTACGGATCGGTGATCACCGCGAAGGGCTCGATCGCCAAGGCTGGCAAGGTCGACGAGCGAGCCGTTCGCGAAGCGTGGAAGGCGGGTCGGACTGCGCTCGAGACTCGGGTGCTGACGCAGGTCGCCGACGCGGGCCGTTCGTCGACAATGCTCGAACTGACCGTGCGCCCGGGCGTCGGTTACACCAGACTCGTACGAGTCGGAGGGTGCTCACGCTGCTCGATCCTGGCCGGACGGTTCTATCGCTGGTCCGACGGTTTCCTGCGCCATCCCAGGTGCATGTGCCGTCACATTCCGGCGACGGACAAGGTGTCGGAGGATCTGGTCACGGATCCGCGAGAGGCCTTCGACGCACTGTCCGAGGATCAGCAGAACAAGATCTACACCCGAGCCGGTGCCGATGCGATTCGCGGCGGCGCGAACATCGCTCAGGTCGTGAACGTCCGACGCGGCAACTCGGGCCTCCAGACCGGCGCCGGCCGAATCACCCGGACGAATGTGTACGGCCAAGACCTGTTCACCTCGACCGAGGGCACCACCAAGCGCGGGTTCGCAGGAAAGCTGATTCGCTCACGCGGCCAGAGTCCAGCGACGACACCGCGTCTGATGCCGGAGACGATTGCCGAGATCGCAGAGGACCGCGACGACTACTTGCGGTTGCTCGAGCTCAACGGGTACGCCTTCGATCGCAGCAAACCAGGGTTCCGCGGATCGCTGACGCCGAGAGTCACCCCGACCCCGACACCGAGGCCCGTGCCCAAGACGCCCTCGATCGACCTCGACGTCCCGAAGCCGCTCCCGACACCCAAGCCCGAGCTGACCGCCGAGGAGAAGAAGGCGGCTCGGCTTGCGGCCAAGCTGAAGACGGCGGCGAACAAGGTCGCGAAGTCGCAAGCGGCGCTCGACGAGCTGGCAGACGCGACGACGATGGACGCGATGCCGCTGCATGCACGGGCCATCGTCGACCGTGCCGAACTGCGCAAGCTCGAACACGGCAAACCCGCTGACATCTCCGACGTCGAGAAGCTCGCACGCAAGCTCGTCGACGTCGAGAGCAAGGTCGACGATCCGGAGTTCGACATCTTCTACCTGTCCAGCGAGATCGGGTCGAGTTGGGCGAACAAGTACCGCGACGAGTGGCGGCGGAACCTGCAGGACGCCATGCACCTGGCCGGTGACATCGTTGTGGCGCCGACGAAGGAATGGCCGATCCCAGGCCTTAAGCGCAAGAGCGCATTGGAGCTGCATCGAACCTCGATCGAGCGTGATGTGCGCGAGACGAACCCGAAATACTTCTCGGGCGCTGAGTACCAGATCAACTGCCAGCGCGTCGTCCAGGCGTACGAGCTGCGGCACCGCGGTTACGACGTGACGGCGAACCCGAACTACCGGAACCACCCCACCAAGCCCAACGACAAGGGATTGACGGACGAAGCGATCTTCGGCGGCTGGACCAGCACGGGCCAGCCGACGACGGGCGTCAACTTCACCACTGCGACGTCGGCGGGAGAGTTGGCCTCGATCGCCCAGGCATGGGGGCCAGGGACGCGCGGCTGGATCACCGTGGACTGGCAGGCACCTCCCGGGCAGCCGGGCAGCGCGCACATCTTCAACTTCGAGGTGGCGAAGAACGGCCGCGTCCGGTTCTACGACGCACAGACCGGGGAGTCGGACGCGTCCGCGCATCTCGCCCGTATCGACTTCAACAGCGGCCGCGGCGGCGCACGCATTTACCGCGTCGACGACAAGCTGCCGGTAGACAGCACGCGTACACTCGTTTCACCAGCCCGACCATTCATCATGCCGACCGAGGAGGTGCCGCAGTGACGATCACATTCGACGACGCGCGGCACTACGCCGAGCTGGAATGGCCTCGCGGCGAGTATGCCGGGTTCTTCCCGACGATGGAACCATTCGTGGCGGGACCGGACGGTGCTGAAGATGCGCGATCGTTCCTCGTCGGAAGCGCCAAGCCTGCGCTCGATGCCGAGGGCATGCCCGCAATGGACGTCCCGGTGATCTTCGTCGACAAGTCGAGCGGCATCGTCACCTTCGAGCCGATCATCCTGAACTTCGATCGCATGGACAAGATGACGCCGGTCCACTCCGAAGAGGCATCGACCACTACGTAACACCCCGCACAACGTAAGGCCCCGTGAGCATTTCGCTCCGGGGCCTTTTTCGTGCGCTCATTCTTCCCCGCTGCATTGCGGGGTTGTTCCACCGCCGAGGGCGATCCGAGGCGGGTGACTCCGCGATGGAGGATTTATGTACGTCAAGAAGCTCCCCTCGTACAACGGCCCCGCAGGCGTGCGATGCGCTGCAGCGTCGGCATTCGAGGATCGGCATCCGTGGATCAGGTTCTTCAACGAACCCGACGGGGGTGCGGGAGGAGACAACGGCGGCGCTGGCGGCGACGGCGGCGGTTCGGGCGACCCGGACGGCGGCAAGGGCGGCGGCAGCGATGACGACCAGCTCGGCGAGAACGGCAAGAAGGCTCTCGAAGCCGAACGTGCCGCACGCAAGGCAGCCGAGGCGAAGGTCAAGGAGTTCGAGGACGGAAAGCTCACCGCCGATCAGAAGCTCCAGCGCGACGCTGACGAGTCGAAGACCAAGGTGGGCCAGCTCGAAGCCGACAACGGCAAGCTGACGCTCGAAAACGGGCGTCTGCGTGCAGCTCTCACCGAGGGTCTTCCGGTCGATTGGGCTGACCGCGTCCGTGGGGAAACGGACGAGGAAATGCTGGCCGACGCCAAGAAGATCAAGGCGAGCCTGCGTGATTCCGGCGCAGGCGATTCCACCGAGGGCGCGGGTCACCGCGGCGACGGTGACAGCGGAGTCGGTTCGACCGCTCCGGGCGTGGCCACCATCCGGGCCGCGTACGACTCCTCCTCTCGTAAGTAACGACAACCCGCGCGGCCATAGCCGACGGGCCGACAGAAGAAAGGCGATACCGCTATGGCCGTAACCCTGGCCGAGGCAGCCCTGCTGTCTCAGAACACCCTCAAGCGCGGAGTGCTGCAGACGTTCGTTCAGACGTCCTCGGTGCTCGACCGCATCCCCTTCATGACGATCGAGGGAAATGCGTACGCGTACAACAAGGAAGCGACCCTCCCCGGTGTCGCCTTCCGCTCGGTCAACGAGGCGTACACCGAGTCGACCGGCACCGTCGTTCAGGCGACCGAGTCGCTCGTGATCCTCGGTGGCGACGCGGACGTGGACCGCTTCATCGTGCAGACCCGCGGCAACCTGAACGACCAGCGGGCCACGCAGACCGCGATGAAGGTCAAGGCCGCGTCGTACAAGTTCCAGGATCACTTCTTCAACGGCGATGTGGCCGTGGACCCGAAGGGATTCGACGGACTCAAGAAGCGCCTGACCGGCAACCAGGTGATCGACGCTGGAACGAACGGTCTGCCGATCCTCGGCAACGGCGGCAGCGACGCGCACTCGTTCTTCGACCTCATGGACACGCTCGTCTCGCGTGTTCCCGGGCTGAACGGCCAGAACGGCGCGATCTACATGAACTCGCTCGCCCAGGGCAAGTTCCGCTCCGCTGGACGTCGCATCGGCGGTGTCGAGATGGTCCGCGAGGATCTCACCGGCAAGCGCATCCTCACCTGGAACGGAATCCCGATCCTGGACCCGGGCGACGGCCTCACCGGCGCTCCCGTTCTGCCGCAGACCGAGACTCAGGGCTCCAGCTCGGCGGCGACGTCGATCTACGCCGTGAAGTTCGGCCAGGACGAGGGCGATCAGGCCGTCACCGGCCTGACCAACGGCGGCGTCCAGGTCGACGATCTCGGACAGCTCGAATCCAAGCCCGCATACCGGACCCGGATCGAGTTCTACACCGGTCTCGCAACATTCGGCGGCAAGGCTGCAGCTCGCGTTCGCGGCGTCCTCGCTGCCTGACCGGCTCGATTCATCCAACCCAGCGGAAAGGACTTATCCATGAGTGACAAGCTGACCGGCCAGGCTCTCGAAGATGCACTGGCCGAACGCGGCCTGCCCAGTGAGGGCAGTGCCGACGACAAGCGAGCTGCCGTCGCGCAGTTCGACGCCGAGGAAGCGGCCACCTCGCAGCCCGATCACGAGGTGGCGGAGGTGACGACTCTCGACTCCGACGTCACCAAGCCGTCGGTGACCGCACCCGGCGACGGGCCCGCCGACACCACCGACCCGAAGGAACGGGCTCAGTCTGCGCCGCCCAATCCGGGTCCGGAGGCCTTCGCCGCGGGGACGGTCAACGCGGTGATCCCGCTGCAGACAGTCGCCAAGCCCGAGGGACCACCGCCGAGGTTCGAGGAGTTCACTGCTCCTCGTCCCGACGGTGCGATCGTGAAGGTGCGGCGCAACATCGAGAGTGGCGAGTCGATCGTGATCGGGGTCGTGACCGAAGCGCCGGCCGAGTCCGGTGCCTGACACTCTCCACTCGCTCGTCACTGTCGACGCCGTTCAGGCTCAGAGTGGGGATACCTACGCTGAGCCTGAACGGGCGCAGGTCGAGATCTTCGTGGAGCGTGCGAAGGACGAGATGCTCCGTGCCGCTCCCGCGATCGATGTACACCTGAGCACGAACGCCCTCACCGCCGTCACCGTGCGCGGCATCGGCGTCGACGTCGTGATTCGGGCGATCGAGGACGTCCGAATCGGGCGACGCGTCACACAAGAGGCCTACCCGGACGTCACCACCAGCTTCAGCGCTGCAGCCGACGAGTTGGTGTATCTCACTGCCGCGGAGGCCTCGAAACTCATCCCGTCGGGCACGCCGGTCATCGGCGGGTCCGGGGCGTACATCGTCTCCCTGTCGGGGAACTGATGCGACGCCTGCCACCCCGAATGTTTCGTACGCCGATTCTCGTCGAGCGGGTGAGTGGCGAGGCGGCGGACGAAACCGGATTCGCGCCACCGGTGACCGAAAACGGTCGCCGCACAGGGCGCAGCAGCATGGACGTGGACTCCGGCAGTTCCGAAGAGCTGGCCGAGATCCTCGTACTCTTCCCTCCGTCGGTCGCGATCGTCCCCACCGGATCGCGCCTGACTCTTCCGGAGGGCGAAGAGAACCGCGTCTGTTACGTCACCGAATCGCGGGCGGTGTTCATGCGAGACAACACCACTCTCGCGTACCGGGCGTACGAGATCACCTGAGAGGAGGTCGATATGCCTCTCGACTGGTCCCAGGCCGAAAGGGCGATCGGCGCAGCCGAAGAGGGCGTCGCAGCGGCCGGTGAGGCCTTCCTGGACGAAGTCAAGACCGTCTACGTGCCGCGGAAGTCAGGCGATCTGGCCGACAGCGGCATGGTCAAGGCGAAGGGGCTCGAATCCTCGATCGGCTTCACCAAGGTCTACGGCAAGAAGCAGCACGAGCGTGAGGATTTCGAACACTCTCACGGTCAAGCGAAGTTCCTGTCCGAACCGCTGTCCCGCTACGTTCCACAGCTCGAGCAAATCGTCGGTGAGCGAATGAAGCGGGCGATCGGCGGATGACCGCCACCACGCGCTCGCAGCTCCGCACAGCACTGGCGCTCGAACTGTCCGAGAACAACCTCGCGCGCTACCTCGCGCACGAGAACTACGGCGCCGACGACTCCTCGCGGCCGTCGGTGTTCACCCGTCCGGTCATGCCCGACAGTCCGGACACCGCGGTGACGATCTCCGTCATCGACGACAAGCGCGATCGGGACGCTCACAATCCCGACCTCTATGTCCGACTGCGCTTCCGCGCGGCCGGCCGGAACATCCGAGCCGTCGACGATCTCGCGGACCGGGTGTTCGAACACCTGCACACCTTCGAGCCGACTGCTGACCGTCAGCGCTGGCCCGGGGGAGTCAACGTCCAATCCTGTTTCCGGACGGCGACTTCGGAGTCCGCGACGGACACCACCGGCCGCTACATGCGGGCGGACACCTACCGCATCACCCTCAACCCAGGAGATTGACATGGCAGTACTCAAGCCCCCGAACTCGGCGTCCCTGTTCACCTTCCGGGGTGCGGCGTGGGCGGTCCAGATCAACACCGGCAGCTACGCCTCACCCGTGTGGCAGTGGCTCCGCGGCATCAGCAAGTTCGAGCCGAAGCAGACGCCGACGAAGCAGGACGACTCCGACATCGACTCGGAGGGCTACAAGAGTCAGCTCGTCACCGCACAGGCGCTCGACATCACCATCGAGGGCAAGGTGAAGGGCGAGAAGTCGCTCTCGACCGTCACTCCCGACCCCGGTACGTCGTTCCTGCGCGACAAGGGCAAGGAGGTCGGCTACGACAACATCGTCGATCTGCGCTACTGGCGCACCGACGACATCGACGAGGCCTACCGTCACAACTTCGCGACGGAGTACACCGACGTCGGCGGCGGCAACGAGGATCTGCAGAACTTCAACGCGACCCTGAACGGCCGCGGCAAGCCGACGAAGATCGCTCGTCCGAGCGCGACGCCGGTCAACGAGGTGCAGCGGATCGAGCTGCTCGGCACCGGCCTCGGCGGCACGTTCGTCGCGAAGTTCCTCGGTCAGGCCACGACCGGACTCGCTCCGGCCGCGACCCCCGCGCAGGTGCAGACCGCACTGCAGGCACTCTCGACGGTCGGCGCGGGAAACCTGCTCGTCTCCGGAGCGCCCGGAGCATGGGTCGTCACGGGCGCGGGTTCGCTCGCAGGCCTCGACCTGCCGACGCTCACCCTCGACACGACCAACCTCACCGGCACCGGTGCGGGTGGACGCGTCGTCGTGGTCACCGAAGGACAGGCGGCGGCATAACCCATGGGATACGACAACCTCCGCGAGTTCTACGACCCGGCGATCGTTCTGCCCATCGGCAAGAAGTCGTACCGGATCGAATCGCCGAATGCCGACGAGGGTCTGCGACTGCGGCAGATCCTCACCGAGGACGCGATGGTCACCGATTCAGCGGAACTCGCGGAGGTTCTCACCCTCCTCGGCGCGGAGAAGGACCCCAAGACCGGAGTGTGGTCCGGCGGCGTCTACGGCGAGATGAAGGCCGACGGCATCACATGGCCGGAGATCTTCCATGCTGGCCGTACAGCGCTGCTGCACTACGGGATCTCGTCCACTCTCGCCGAGACTCACTGGCACACAGGCGTCGGTGACACGGGAAACCCGATGCCCCCGGAGCCGAAGAGCAGCTCGACTTCGGGGGCTGCACGTGCAAAGGGCAGTGCAACGGCGACCTCACGTGCGCCCCGGGCACGTACGGACCGGAAGACCCAGGCGGCGGGCCGTGGGAAGAGGAGTTCGGCCTCCGCGCCTGGTACCACGACCTGAAACAGGCTCCCAGCGCGAAAAGCGCTGAGCTGAAGTGGACCTGGAAGGACGTACTCGACGCGTGGCTGTGCGTCGAGTTGGACTTCCAGGATCACAAGATCTACGGAATCGACCTCGAATCCGGCATTCTCCGCGAGCGCTCCTGGCGCTGGTTCCAAGTCCGCATCGTCGGACTCATCACCGACCCCACTTCTCGGTTGCACCGAGTACTCACGGCTTCGGCCGGGAAGGAGGGCTGAGCCATCGCACTCGACGTCGGCACAATCCGCGCCAATCTCGAAGTCGTAGATACGAACTGGCGGTCGGGTCTGAACCGGGCCAAGACGGACGCGGCTGCGTTCGAGACTCAGGTCCAGCGCAACACGAAGAACGCGGGTACCGGATTCGAGCAGGCCGGTGGCAAGGTTCTGCTGTTCACCGGCAACGTCAAGAACGCGGGCACCGCGGCCGCGCAGTCCAGCAGTGGAATTGCGACTGCTGGCACCGCGGCACAAACCACCGCAGGGCAGATGACCGGCCTGCAGTCGGCCGCTCAGAATGCCGCCGACATTCTCACCGGATCCGGCAGCGCCGGCATGGCGGCGGGTGGCGGTCTGACGAGCACCGGCCGCGCTGCTGGCGGTGCGTCGAAGAACATGAGCGACTTCGCTCAGTCCGCAGCTCTCGCCGCGTCCGCGATGAACGACGCGGGAGATGCCACCAGCGACGTCAGCGGCAAGTGGGCCAAGGCCGAGGAGGAAGCGTCTGCGCTCGGCTCCACGTTCGGCGATCTGGTGGCCACCTCGGTAGGCGTCTCGGCCGGACTCGAATCCACCGCCGACGACGCCGACGTAGCGGAAGGCGGTGTCTCCGACCTGTCCCAGGCGGTCGATCGAGCCAGCGAAGCTCTCGGCGCCATGGGGATCGCCGCATCGGCCACCGGTCTGGTCGCGTTCTTCCAGCAGTCCGTCATGGCTGCCTCCGACCTGGACGAGTCGATGAACGCAATCGACACGATCTTCAAGGAAGCCAACGGCACGATCTACACCTTCTCCGAGAACGCTGGACGCCAACTCGGGATGACCGAACTCGCCGCACGCGAAGCGGCCGCGACGTTCGGGATCTACGGCCAGCAGGCCAACCTCGCCACGGACGAGAACGCGAAGTTCTCGACCCAGATGGCGACGCTCGCAGGCGATATGGCCTCGTTCCGGAACACCTCACCCGAGCAGGCGATCGAGGCCATCGGTGCGGCATTCCGCGGTGAGTCCGACCCGATCGAGGCTTACGGCGTCATCCTGAACGAGAGCATTCTCAAGACGCGGGCCATGAAGGACGGCCTGATCGAGACCACCGCCGAGGCGCTCGAACCTGCCGTCCGCGTGCAGGTCGCGTACTCGGAGATCCTCGCCCAGACCTCCTACATGCAAGGAGATTTCGAGAAGACGTCGGGATCGCTGTCGAACCGCCTGAAGACGCTGCGCGCCGACTTCGAGGCCCAGTCGGTCGCAGTGGGCAACAAGCTCATGCCCGCGGCGCAGGCTCTCGTCTCGCTCCTCTCCGGACCCGGAATGGTCGCGCTCTCCGGGACGTCGACGGTTGTCGGAGCTCTCGCGGACGGCGTCGGTGCGCTCGCCACCTTCATGGCCAACCTGCCCGGTCCGATCCAGATGGCGATCGGCGCGATCGTCGCGCTCCGGATCGCGTCGGCCGTCGCCGGAACCGCGCTCGGCCAGAGCCTCGTAGCCCGCGCCACCCAGGCCCGAACGGCGATCACGAACATGGGCTCGAGCACCGCTGGAGTCGTCAGCGCCATGCGTACCCAGTTCGGCTACCTGCAGCAGGCCTCACGCAACGCCACTGGCGGCGTGCAGACGCTCGGCGGCACCATGCGCAACGTCGGCACCATGGGCATGTCAGCCTTCCGCGCCGGAGCAGGTTCGCTCGTCGGATTCCTCGGTGGCCCGTGGGGTATCGCGTTTGCGGCCGCAGCAGCGGGCGTCGCGTACCTCATCAGCGAGAACGCCAAGGCGAAGCGGTCGGCCGAGCAGGTCGCGGCCGCTGTCGTCGACACCGCGACGCAGCTCGAAATGTCGGGCGGGCGCTTCACTGCCCAGGGTCAGCAGGCCGCGGCTGCCGCGCTGGAGTCGATCAAGCTCTCCGACAGCAGCACGACGCTCGCGGAGTCGCTCGAAGAGGTCGGTGTCTCGTCCGACGTCGCGGCCGCGGGCCTCGCCGGAAACCTCTCCGCTCTGCAGGAGACTCGCGCCGAGCTGGAGAAGGGCGCAGGCAAGGAGGGCGACTTCTGGGGCGGCTTCTTTGACACCGACTTCTCGTGGGATGCGATCAAGTCCCGGTGGTCCGATCCCACCAGCGGTTACGAGAAGGACAACCAGGCTGCCGAGACGCTCAAGAAGTACGACGAGGCAGAGGCCGCGATCCGCGCGAAGCAGGAGTCGCTCGCCCGGGTCGCTCGCGCAGGCGGCGACGTCGTGTTCAACAACGAGGGCGTGGCCGAGCTGGGCGCCATGGCCGAGGCGATGGACGAGTTCTCGAAGTCGACCGACGGCGCGGCCGCGAAAGTCGATGCCCTCGCGCAAGCTCTGTCCGGGCTCAGGAACGACAAGCTGGCACTGCCGGAAGCCGAGCAGGCCGTCAACGATTCACTCCGCGATCTGGACGGGCTGAAGAACACGCTCGGCAGTGTCGGTGTCGACGACCGCGGCAACATCGACACCAAGACCGAGGCGGGCTCTCGGGCCCAGGATGCCGTCTCGTCCTACGCCGACAGCTACAACCAGCTCGCGGCCGCGATGTACACGGTCACGAACTCCTCGGATGCGGTCAAGGCTGCCATGCAACCGCAGTACGACCAGTTCCTTCGGACGGCCGAGGCGATGGGTCTGACTCGCGAGCAGGCCGAAGCCGTCGCGCTGCAGATGGGGTTGCTGCCGGAAAACGTTGCACTGCAACTCGACACGAGCAGTGTGATGGCGGCGCAGGACTTGCTCGACACCCTCGGCGACACGATCTCGGGGATGCCGAACTCGCACACGATCGAGGTCGAGTCGCTCACCGACGACGCGCGCGCCAACCTCGAGAAAATGGGCTTCCTCATCACCGAGCTGCCCGACGGCAAGGGGTTCACTCTCGAAGCGAACACGATTGCGGCGCAACAGGCCCTCGACGCTGCACGCGGAACCGTCGACGGCCTGCCGCCGGTCAAGGCGATCACCGTCGATGCTCCCGGTGCACAGGCCGTCGTGGACAAGCTGCGTGAGGTCGGCGTCGAGACGACAGTCAACAACGACAAGCAGATCGTCATCACCGACAACTCGCCCGAGACGATCCAGAAGCTCGTCGCCGTCGGTGCCCACGTCACTCAGCTCCCGGACGGAACGTTCGCGATCTCGGACAACACCGATGTCGTGCGCGCGCGGGTGGACTCGCTGCAGGACCACAACACCAGCTCTCGCCACGTCGTCACCGTCGAGGAGCGCCGCTCGCGCATGCAGTTCGGCATGTCCGACGAGGCCTACGCCGATCTTCAGCGTCAGGTCGCCGAGAACGCCAACGGCGCAATCATCCGTGCGTACGCCGACGGCGGTCTCTCGCCGATGTCCGGCCGCAACGCGACCGTGGTGCCGCCGAACACCTGGCGGGTCGTCGGAGACCGGGCGCAGGACGACGAGTTCTTCATCCCCGACACCGACGAGGCTCAGCACGTCGCGCTCGGCCGTGAATGGGCTCGGCGCCGAGGACTGCTCCTGGTCGATCCGCGTAACGCTCGCATGTTCGCCGACGGCGGGATCGCCACTGCGGAGTCGCTCTCCAGCGGCGTCGCTGGACTCGAAGGCGCGAAATACGTCTGGGGCGGCTGGGACGGCACCTGGAACACCGACTGCTCCGGAGCACAGTCCCGCGTGGCGAACATCGCCGCGTATGGAGACCCCGACGCAGCCGGCCGATTCGCGACGTCATCACAGGGCTCGGAACTGGCCAAGCGCGGATTCCAGGCGGGCTGGCGCGACGGCGCGCTCAACATCGGCTGGGTCAACGGCGGACCGGGCGGTGGCCACACGGCCTCGACCACCCCCGAGGGTGTGAACCTCGAGATGGGCGGCGAGGAAGGCAATGGCCAGGTCGGCGGCAACGCGGCCGGGGCGAAGGACTTCCCGAACATCATGTCGCTGATGCTCACCCCGAGCGTCGGAAAGGGCAGCGGCTACACCGCACAGAACGACCCCGACGGCTCCAAGGCACTCGCAGCAGGTGAATTCACCGACCGCTACCGCGAGGCCTACGGCACCGAGGAGGACCAGGCAACGCTCGGTCGACGTGCAGGCTCGGGCAACGTCCAGGACGTCTACGTGACGAACTGGCCCGGTGAGGGCGGCGAGCAGCGCGACCCGAAAGCTCGTCTGACTGCGAGCTTCTTCGCAGACGGCGGCACGGTCGGCGGGATCGGCAACAAGGACTCCGAGCTGATCATGGCGATGCCCGGTGAGGAGATCACCAAGAAGTCGATGGCCCAGAAGTACCGCGGGCTGCTGAAGGCGATCAACGCCGACAACGTGAAGGCCTTCGCGGACGGCGGGACCGTCGGCTGGGGCGGCTACAGCGGGCCGGACACGACGGACTCGATGAAGCCGCGCAACCTCTACGAAGCGGCCTCTCTCGGCATCGGTATGGGCTTCGCGGCGCTCTCCGGTGTGTCAGGCCTGATCGGCATGGCTCAGTCCGGCCAGTGGGATCTGAGCCAGCTCACACCGAAGTTCGACACAGGGGCCAACTCGATTCCCGCACTCGAAGGTGCGTTCCAGCAGTTCTCGCAGCAGCTCGAGGAAATCCGCGACACGCTCCAGAAGGGCGGCATGATCGACGCCAAGATCGACGTCGACACCAACACCGGACGCGCCGACCTCGCGCTCACCACGGCAGGTGTCGCATGAAGCCGGTCGAGTACGAGCTGACCGGCGTCGACGGCTCCCGTTGGCCGTTCGGCCGTCTCGGTGACCCGACGACGAAGCTGCGTCTGGCCAAGATCGAAGGCCTCGGCGGCGCCGCGTTCAAGCACGAGGACGTCCAGAATGTCGACGAGCACGGCGTGACGTGGAACTCGACGATGTACGAGCCGAACCTCATCGTCATGCACGTGCGGTCGCAGCTCTTCCCGGGCGATCTCGCCGTCGAGGTCGAGAAGGCATTCCGCAGGGCTGTGGGCCGCGGAAAGACGCTCGGCCGATTCGACGTCCGCTCGCGGCGATTCGACGGGCCGATCCAAACCCGCTTCGAGGAATGGCGATCCGGCCAGACTCTTCCGAGCCCGGACTACGCGCGCACGCACTACCTCGGCTGCTTCGAGTACGAGGGCGTCACGCTCCGCTCCGACGAATCCTGGTGGCGCACCGAGCCGTACGTGAAGCAGTTCACGAACGCCCAGTTCTCCGGAGCGACCGTGCTCAATGTCAGCGACGAGGACGTCTGGCCGCACTTCCAGCTTCGCGGACCGATCACGACGCCGACCCTCGGGCTGCACGGCGAGGCCGTCCCGCTGCCGTCCATCGGCTCCGGACAGACGTGGAACATCGAGACCGATCCGGACTGGTTCGAGATCCGCGACCACCTCGGCATCGAGCGATCCGCGATCGGCCGTCGCTGGTACAAACGCGCCAAGGCCAGCGATCCCAGCAACCCCGTGCCCGTACCGGTGACGATCACCGGATCCGGCACCGGTCCCGAGACGCGCCTGACGGTCACCCTCCCGCAGCTCTACCACGAGGCCTCGTGAGCCAGCCTGGATACGCGCGGCCGAACCGCGTCGACGTCGAGATCCTCGCGATCGAACTCGGCACACGCAACGGCTCGCGCATCGAGTGGACCCCGCTCGGCTCGTACACCAGCGCCGAGGTGTTCTGGCACTGGTACCTGCCTGGCACGATCTCGTTCGAGCTGAAGCCCGGTCACCGCCTGATTCCGTACATGCGGGCGCTGCGCAAGAAGGCGATCCATATCCGGCTGTACCGCAACGGTATTCCGTGGACCGGTCGGCTGATGACGCACAACACGTCCGGGCCGGTGCGCAACCCGACGATCCGCTTCACTGGAGTGGACTACAAGTTCTGGCTGCAGCGCGGGCTCGCGTGGGTCAATCCGATGTTCCCTCCGGAGTTCCAGATCGGCCTCACCGGCAAGCAGGACGTCATGTTCGGCAACCCGGATTTCGTGCTGAAGTACTTCGGCGCGAAGACCTGGACGCGGATCCGCCGGCCGATCTTCGCCTCGCTCCCGCTGCACACGGTGACCAGCGACTATCCTGATCTCGACGGACTCGACGACCTGGGCAGCATCCTCGACATCGTCAACAACGCGATCGAGAACCTCGCGGTGATCTCGATGCGGTTCACCCAGTTGCTCGACGGCTTCACGCTCACGCGTGACCGCCTGGATTTCGGGTGGACGATGGATCTGTGGGACGGCACCGGGACTCCTCCGCACGTGTTCAACACGAGCACGCTGTCCATGCTGCAGAGCGTGCTCGACGCGACGAGCGACAACTTCCTGAACTTCACCAACCCGAACAACTATCTGGGACTCACTGATCCGAGCAGTTGGGGCCGGATGCCGCGCGCCGGATACGTGTTCGACACGAAGGCGAAGGAGGACCGGCGAAAGCTGCAGTGGCGCACCGACGGCACGCAAATCCTCTCCTTCAACTACGACAGCTCGCACGCCACCGCGACCCGGGCGGTGGTGGGAGGAAAAGCGCCCGAGATTCTTAACCAGGTCATCGAATGGGGCGCCAACTTTGCCATCCAGCTCATCCTCAACGCACTGCTCCCCGGGCTCGGCCTCGGCCTGGTCGTCGGCGACCTGTTCGACAACATCTTTTTCGCATATCAGCAGTTCATCGACTACGACCTCGAAGGCGAGATCGGGATCGACGACGCGTTCGCGGATGTGTTCGCGGACAACACTGCTGCCTACAGTCTCGACGCATACGCGACAGCCCAGGGCGCTCTGAAGGAGCACTCGGGAAGCGAGGCGATCGAACTCGAAGTCGTTTCCGGAGGCGCGGACGGCAAGGGAATGAGCTTCGGTGTCGACAACAACACCGGACGGCGGTACCAGCTCGGCCATATCCACACGTTCTACGACCAGGGCACGACGATCGAGCAGTACATCTCCGGTGTCCGTCTGATCGACCGCCGAGACGGACGAATGATCGAGAAACCGGTCCTGGGCGAAGACAAAAGGCTGCGAGGCACTTTCGAGCGTCTCATCGGCAGCATGCAGGGCTTCGCGAGCTACTCGCGCGGCAACTCCAACAGCGTCTAGGAAGGCGTACGTCATGGGTGATCTGATACTCGGAACACCGTTCGGCAAATACAGGGGCTGGAAGGGCGATCCGGTCTGGCTGCCGGAAGTACTCCGCGCCGCCAAGCTCCCCGTCATCGAGCACGAGGGCTGGCGAAATCGCGGCCACGGAGACTTCCGCGAGGTCATCGGCGTGCTTTGTCACCACACGGCGGGCGGCGGAAAGAACGACTGGCGCATCGTGCAGGACGGCCGTCCGGACCTACCGGGACCACTGTCGCAGCTCGTGCTCGAGAAGGACGGCACTTACCGCGTCATCTGCGCAGGTGTGGCCTGGCATGCGGGCTCCGGACGCTGGCCCGGGTGGCCAACGAACAACGCCAACTGGCAGACCATCGGCATCGAGGCGGTCTCTCGCGGAACCGCGCCGTGGGACTGGACCGCAATCCAGTTGCAGAACTACAAGATCGGCGGCGCGGCCATCTTGAACGCGCTCGGACGGAGGGCAGCCTGATGGGTGATCTCGTCGCGCATCGCGAGTACTCCGCCGAAGGAAAGATCGATCCGGCCGGCATCGACATGCCGTCGTTCCGCTCGGAGGCCCAGAAGCTCATCGACCAGAACGCGGCCGGAGTGGCCGCACCGACTCCCTCAGGAGGAGACGTGAACGACAACCAGGACGGCATGCTCCGCGAGATCCACGAGCAGGCGGGCCGCTTTCACCCTGTGCGCCAGGTGTTTCAGAAGGTGTTCTACAACATCAAGGACGGCAAGTTCTGGCTCCGAGCCGGTGCCGCCGACATCTGGAACGAGGTCGTCTGGGACGGATTCGTCAATCCCGTCGACTTGCTCGACGGAAAGGTCGATCCGGACAACGCGCCGCAGGGCACGCCCGCCGAGAAGATCGCCCGTCGCGGATCGCTCATCTCCTACGTCCTCGCCACATACCGCGAGGCCTCACTCTCTCGCCGGAACACCGACGAGATCCTGAAGATCCTGAAGAAAGAAGCCTGACCCATGACCGAACTCGAATCCGCCTCCAGCTATCTCTCTCGGGTGTTCTGGCTCGACCTGTTCGATCGAGTCGGAAAAACGTTCCTGCAAAACGTTCTGCTGTTCTTCGGCGCCGGTGTCACCATCACCTCGGTGTCCTGGCCGACGGTCCTCGGCGCCGCGGCGCTCGCATCGCTCGTCACGCTGCTGATCGGTCTCGCGACCGCGAACGAGCTGTCCACCGGCAACTTCGTGATCGACAGCGCCGCACGCATCGCACGCACGTTCTTCGGCTCGCTCGTCGCAGCCGTGCCCGTGACCGGTGGCATCGCCGACATCGACTGGAAGAACGCGCTCACGATCGCGGGCACAGCAGCTCTGCTCTCGCTGGTGACCTCGCTCGCCTCCGTCAATCTCGGCGCGTCCAAAGGTGTCCCTAGCCTGGCGCCCGTCATCCCGACTCCGTTGCCCGAGCACGTGAACCCCACGGGGAGTGTCTCCGAAGTCGACGGTGACTGATGGCCGACTACTACCCGAACCGTGCTCGAACACGGAGATAGCCATGTCGGTGCGCGTGAAGGCGGTGAGTAGTGGACGAGAAGTTCATGGCGAGGTTGTTCGCCGCTGTAGCGATCATTGTGTTGCTCGGTTGGACGGCGGGCGTGGTCCTCGCACCGATCTTCGTGTCCGAGTACAGGCCCGCCCCGGAGATCAACATCGTCGTGATGGCCGTAGTTGGCATCTTCGGAACCCTCTACAACAAGGCGAAGAATCCGAAGGACGGTGACGAAGAATGACTGCATTCGTTGGAGCAGTGGCGGGTTTCGTCCTTGGCCTGCTCGTCGGACAGTTCGTTCGATTCCGTCGTGTCGACCGGGAAGGACGTTCGGTGCTCAAGCCTGAACTGGACACGAGGCCGTTCCGGTCGCGAATCCTCAATATGGCGCTCGTGGTTATGTTCATCGTCTCGCTGGGCATGACCGTGTGGTCGACCTACACCCAGCGTGAGTGCAACGGGCGCTACCAGGGTTCACTGAAGAACAACGCAGCGATCGGCGCGCAAGACCGCGCGCTCGAGGTTCGAGACGATGAGCTCCGAGACGAACGCGAGGATGCTCTCGACGCCCTGATTCGCGAGCTGCTCGGTTTCGGCGAACCATCCACCGATGGCGTGCACAACGCGCTGGAGAAGTACCGAGACACGGTGGCGGGCAACGACGCCGAGCGCGCCAAACTCAATGCTGAGCGTCGGAGCCTGGAGGAGCAGCGCCGAGCAAACCCATATCCGGAAGCGCGGTGCTGAATGGCACCGCGGATACCGAGTAAGCCCCGGGGCGACGAGGAGCAGCTCGACATACTGCCCAACGGCGTCCTGGGGTACGTGGCCGGTGCGATTCTCGACGGCATCGACGGCGTCACGCACGGCATCTTCAATCTCGACGAACTCGCGAACGACCTGCGGGGTACGAAGAACACGGCGACGAAGGCAAACAACACAGCCAACGGCGTCGCGGCCGGGCAGAGCAACCTGGCAGCGCTCTACAACTTCGACGTCGCAGCGAACAAGACGCTGTATCCGCCCGTGGTCCCGTTCTCCTTCCCGGACGTCGGCTATGCCTACTCCGGGTCGTCGGTGGCGCTCCTGGCGCCAGCGGGCGGGTACAGCGGCTACGACGTCCAGCGGCTCGGGCCGGACTTCCGGGTCACGCCCGAGGAGAAGATCTACGTCGAGTGGCGTCAGCGCCGGATCGACGCCGATTACCTCGCACGCGTCAACGTCGCGATCCTCGATTCGAACGGGGTCGTGATCGACTCGGAGCCGTCGATCGTGGCCGGCACTCCGCAGCTCGCAGTGCAGCCCGACGCGACTGCGGTCAACAACGTCTGGGTGAAGTACTCCGGCATTGTCGTGATCCCGGTCGGTGCCTACATGGCGACGCCGCAGCTTCGACTGCAGGCTGCGGTGGGTCAGACCCTCACAGGCTCCTGGGCATTCGACAACGTGATCATCCGTCGTGCAGTCGAGGCCGATCTGTCGGCGATTCAGGCGCAGCTCGCAGGCAAAGCCGATTACGCCGACATCCCGACGAACGTGCCGCTGTGGCACTCCATCAACGCCACGGACGACCCGGTTTTTCCGTACGCAGAACTGGTGTATGTCACGAACGCAACGACCAGCTCAGGCGGCAACACGACCACGAGCGAGTCCAAGAACCCGACGTTTCAAACAACCTCCGGGCAGATGGATTTCGGATACATCCGCGCAACTCGCGACCGCGAGTACACGCAGATCGGCTTCATGACCGCCAAGTCGTCGATCACGGGAGCAGGGCCATTCGAAGCGTGGCTGCACCTGTACAAGATGAACCCGACGAACGGCGCGCTAACGCTGCTGTGGAACTCGGGAAACATCAAACCCACCATTCAGGCGGCGGGTTCGGGCAAGATGCTTCGCTTTGCCATGCCCCAGTTGCACGCGGACCAAGGTGACACTTTTGCGGTCGGATTCGTCCAGCGGGCCAACGCTCTGAATCCGTCCTATTCGATCTATGGAATCAAACAGCCTTACACCGAACAGCCTGCCGGTGTGTACCCCCGCGGATTGGCGTCACGGGTGAATGTCGGCACGACCTTTCCGAGCGCGATGAGCATCACGTCATCAGCTCAGGTTTGGGATGACGAAAACACGTCGTGGTTCATCCTCGGCTGAGCCGCAACCCGATTGGAGAGAAATGACAGTACTCAAAGACCCGGTTAAGAACCTCGCGAAGGCCGCCGACGTCGACGGCTCGGGGTATCTCGAGGTGTGGACGAGCGTCCGCGACGGGGGAGTCGACGGCATCCTGACCGACACCCCGGTGCGGACGCCGATCACCTCCGCGGGCATCGAGACGCCCGACCTCGTTCCAGGGCCCGCGTTCTTCCGGCTCAAGCTTGGCTCGATGCGCCAGTCGATCGAGGGCCGCATCACGATCCCGCCCACGGGCCCCGCGCGTGTCATGGACGTCATCGCGGCATCGATCCTCATTCCGCCCGACACTCCCGCGCAGCTCGTCGTCCAGGCCGTGCAGAGCTACCTCGCCGCGAATCCCGTCGAGGGTGGCGGTCTCTCGGTCGAGCAGATCGCACAGGCGGCATCGACGACGTCGCCACTCAAAGCGGCACTCGACCAGAGTTATGCACCGCTTTGGCGACCTTCCACGGTCTACGCAGCGGGCGCTCCGGTCATCCTCCCGAACAGCAAGACAGCGACCCGCACAGCCAATGGAACCTCTCGCGCACAGTTCGACGCGACCGAGGAAGCGCTGTGGACGGTGACCGCTGGTGGTCTCGCCAAGTCCGAGGCCGACAATTACTACCCACCGCTGGGTGACTACACCAAGCCCTCGGGCGACAGCCGCGTCGGCATCTTGAACTGGGCGCAGGACTCCGCCACCGGATACCTGCTGCACCTGACGGTCGGACCGAACTCCGGTGTCGCCAACGCGGCCATGGCGATCGGGACGGACCGCGGCAACGCATCCGGCCTGCTCATCTCGCACAAGAACTCGGGGCGTGGCATCGACCTCGGCGTCCAGCCAGGCGCGGGCAGCGGCATGCAGATCACCGCGCGAAGCGCAGTCGGATTCCCGCTCCGTGCCCTGCTCAAGCCAGGTTCGCTGCCGATCTCGTTGCGCGCAGAGAAGGGCGCAGGATTCGCGGACGGAGTCACGACGGCGGGCAGTCCGAACTTCTCGTCCGCGACCGCTGCCTTCACCGCGGCCGACGTGGGCAAGACGATTTCTCAGCTCACCTCCCGTGGCCCGTCCGACCCGGCTGGAACAATCCCGGCAGGCACGACAATCCAGTCGGTCACATCGGGCACCGCAGTCGTCCTCTCGGCGAACGCGACCGCTACCGTCGCGGCCCTCCTGTTCGAGGTGGGCGACCGACTCGTCGGAGATGCCCAGTCCCTGCTATCAGTGCAGGACGAGAACTCGGCCACCCTGACGACGCTCAGCAAGCAGGGCGTGAACATCAAGGGTTCGAACGTCGCCTTCCCGCCACTGAGAGTGAGCCGCAAGGCAGGACAGACGTCCCCAATCCTCGAAGTGCGAGATGAGGCATCGGCCCTACTGTCGTTCTTCGGCAAGAGCGGCCACATCTCGACCACCGTCAAGACCGCGCTCACGTCCGCCGATCTCAGCAACAGCACCGTGGGCATGTACATCGACGACACCCCAGGTGCCCAGAAGCTCATTCTGGCGGGCAAGGACTCGGGCGGATCAGTCGCGTTCGGCTCCGTGCCCATCGGGCCCGATAGGACCAAACGCCGCGGCTCCCTGTCGACCGGAAAGTACTACGGCATATTCGGCGTTTCGACCCAGGCGACCACCCCGACGCAGGACCGAGCTCGACTGCACGAGTTCTACCTCGACGACGACACGACCATCGATCGCATCGGCACCGAGGTCACCACCGTCGCAGCCGGATCGACTCTTCGGTGGGTCATCTACCGAGACAACAACGGCTACCCCGGCGCGCTCGTCCTCGACACGGGAGCGGTAGGCGATTCGGCGACGGCTGTGGGCTTTCAAGAGGCGACGATCAACCAAACGCTCACGGCGGGTCGCTACTGGCTGGGCTGCATCGCGCAGGGCGGCAACCCGGCCCTTCGGTCTACTCAGGCAAGTATCGCCACTCCAGCTGCGGGCCTGACTGCGGCCGAGGTCGTCTCGCAGACTGGCGCCGGCGTCGGCTACCGAGCAGACGGTATCAGTGGCGCAGCCCCGGCGACGTTCACCGCATCGGCGCCGTCAACTGCGTTCGCACCAATGGTGTGGGTACGGAAGGCCGCGTAATGCAAGGAGTGATCTTCGCGCTCGACCAGATGGGTTTGCTCGCTCAGCAACAGGCTTCGGTTATCGCGGAGCAGGAGCGAGAGATCCAGGGTCTACGTGCTCAAGTGGCGTCCCTGCAGGCTCAGCGGGCCGAGAGTCCTTCGCCAGACTGAGCGCGATCATCAGCCAAAAGTAGGCGAAGAAGAACGGGCTGCACGCGGTCGAGATGATCAGGAATCCGGTGAGGATGGCGAGGCGTCGTTGCCGTGAGTAACGGGTGCCTCGCTTCCACACCAGGAACACCGCGACGGCAAGGATTGCGACACCGACAATGCCGACGTCGTAATACGTCTGGAGCGGCAGGTTGCCGATGTACGCGGCCTTGGTATTGGTGAGGTCGGTCGGGTCGAGGTGGCGCTGGCCGTAGGAGTTGGTGCCCATCCCGAGCAGAACACTCCACCCTTGCGGCTCACTCGATGCGATGTCCCACACGTTGTAGCGGTAGGTGGCCGTGTCGTTGTTGAACTGGACGTTCGACAGCTTTCCGACGATCTGCTCGTACGTGTCGGGATCGAACACTCGGACCGCCCATGCTGCGATGCCGACCGAGATCAGTACGGGGACGACGCGCAGCGACTTGCGTCCACGAAACACGAAGTACACCAACGCTCCGACGACGACGGCGACCACGGCAGCTCGGGTGTTGGTCATGATCGTCACGCCCGAGCCGACCAGGATCGTGGCCCAGGTGATCCAGCTGAGCTTGCGCGTCTGGGTGATCGCGATGAGCAGCCAAATTGCGCAGATCCCCGCCAGGATGTTCGCTTCGAAGGCGATGCCGCTGGCGCGTGCACCGTAGATCCCGTCCGTGTACCCGCCCCACGTGCCACCCGACGAGATGATGAACCATCCGACCAGGCCAGCGAAGACGTTGACGACTGCGCCGATGAACAGTAGGCGGTACAGCCGCTCGCGGCTTTCCGCCCAGCAGGCCAGGGCGAGAACCAAAATGATCAGGTTCGACGCGTACCAGATCACGATGCGCAAGCTCTCGCCCGGCGCGACAGCGAAGACAACGCTGCTCAACACGTTCACGCCGATGAATGCGAGCATCAGCAGGACGACAGGCTCACGGACGGCTCGCACAACCTTCGGGCCGTAGCCGTTGAGTAGAGCCGAAATGATTCCTGCAGGCATCAGCAGTGTGTCGATGCGCATGTTGATACCGGCGACCGGGAGCATGAAGCCCGTCCACATTGCCGCGAGCACGATCGTCGACATGACGACCTCGAAACGGAGGTTCGCAAACGCGACCAGCATGAACAGGTAGACGAACGCCAGCGGGTAGTTCAAGCCCCCAGGCGTGAGCAGTTTGAACGCGACCACACTGACCGCGAGAGACAGCACCGCGGCAACGATGTAGAAGGCTGCTCCATTCCGGCGGACCTCGCGTCGGGACTTGGTGAGCAGTGACATGTTAGTAGTCCCGATTGTCGGAGTACGATTTCGGCTGCTTGCGCTCTATGAAGACGGCAACGCCGGAAACGACCCCGGCCGCGACAGCAAAGTTCGCGAGCGATCGTGTGGTGTCGAAATCGCCGAACCCGCGTCCTGCGGCTAGGGCGAGCAACAGGGAGATGGCCGCGGTGAAGCCCGCGATGTAGGCGATGGTGCGCATGCCGAGCATTGTGCCGTACCCAACGGTCGGCTTGCTATCCGAGCGGTACCCGTGTCATTCGCTTGAACGACCCACAGCTACGACAGTTCCGGTCGGTCCGCGAAGCGGTGCATAACACCAAGAATGTGCGGTGGTTGGGGGATGGCGGCAGCATGGGCACTACAACGGGTTCTAAGTCATCGGTCGAGAGAAACCCCTGAATAAAATTCAGCGCTCGATCGCTCGGCCGTCGAAGCTCCCTGACTGGCACGTCGGTCCGAGTGGCGGTGTGTACGTCACGGCGTCGCACGCACGGCATCGGTGGGTGCGGTGATGGTGAACCTCGCACGAGCAGACGAACGAGCCGACGAGCACCTGCCGAGGCCCGAGGGCATGTCCGTTCGGGCACCGCTCGGGTGGCGTCTCGGCCCAGCCCTTCTCTACTCTGACCAGCGAGTTGTGATCCATCCGAGCCTCCCGCGAAAGCAGTCGCGGGATCCGGCTTCCCTCCGAATCCCGCTGCAGTCACGCTAGCACGATTAGAACAGCCGTTCGAACAGAGCGCCCCACCTTCGGTTTGAGGGTGGGGCGCTTCTCGTGTTTCAGCCCAGTTCGTCCTGGTGCTGCGGGCAGAGCTGTTCCACGGTCACCGCAAGGAAGTGCTCCGCGCCATCGGTCGAAACACCAGACTCGCGGAGCGACTCGATCGGCACCTCGGCCGTCATTCCGGGAGTGTCGAACCCGTCGCAGAAGCGGTGCGCCAGCGCGAGCACGTCCTCAGGTGGGCCGCTCAGGTCGGCCTCCTCGGCCGCGTCGACGACGGCCTGGTCCTGCTCGGGCAGCGACGATCCGCACCCGGTGAGCACGAGTAGGGCGCAGGCCGCTGTCAGGATCGATGTCCGAATCACTCACGATGTGTACCAGATCAGGCGGCTGCGTTCTGCCTCGAAGCGCGAAACGAGGCCGCGAGATCGGGAACCTCCCTCGTCGGTTGGTGCAGCGTCGTGACGAGCGGCGCAGGCCTCGGCGCCGCGGGCTCGACCATCACGACGTCGACCGGTGAGCGCCGCGTGAGCAGGACCGTCAGGTGGGTGACGGCGAGCAGGCACAGCGGCGGTACAGCGGCGACGAGGATGCGGACGGCGACGGGCAGCTCTCCGGTGTACGTCGCGTGCAGAGTGTTGCCGGCCAACGAGAGCGCAGCGCCCGCGGCGAGGAGTGACCAGGCGTACCAGCGGTGCTCCTTCAGCGCGACGACGGCGACGGTGGCCACGAGGACCAGTCCGTCGACGATGAGCGGCCACACCCAGGCCTGTGAGGGAGGGACGTTGGAACGCAGGGCGAGATCCTGCAGGGCAGTGAAGCTCAGCCAGAACGCGCCGAGCGCGATCGCGACGGTGCCGACGATCGACACGGCGGACGGGAAACGTGACATGGGTTCTCCTGGTCTCAGGCAGCGATGGGAACGGCGGCGAGTGCGTTGACCGCGGCTCGCAGCTCGTGGTTCGAGATGGCGAGGTAGCGCTGGGTCGTCTTGACGCTCTCGTGTCCGAGCAGCTCCTTGACGATCATGATGTCCTTCCCGCACGCGACGTACATGCGAGTGGCGAAGCGGTGGCGCAGCTTGTGCATCGTCCATTTCGGCGGCAGCAGGTCGCCGATCAGCTTGCCGATGTAGTCGGCCGAAATGTGGCCGTCGATCCGGCCGGGGAACAGGTAGCCGACGCGGCCGTATCCCTCGGCGTGCTGACCGGGCCCGCGCATGATGTCCCGGGCAAGCTCGTCGGTGATCGGGACGATGCGCTGCTTGTTGCCCTTTCCGTGAACGACGAGTTCGTATCCGTCGAACGTCTCGAGTACGTCGTCGGTGTGGCAGATCGACACCTCGCCGCGCCGCATTCCGACCTCGTCGGCGAGACGGGCAGCGAGAGCCTCGCGGGCGTCGGCGTTCGCGATCGCCTGCTTCCACATGCGGTCGTTCACCGGCAGAGGCTTCGGTCGCGACTCCGAGACGTGCGGCAGCTCGAACGCGGGATTGTCGTCGGCCAGGCCTGACTTGACCGCCCAGTCGAAGAACTGGACGAGCGAGGTCTTCAGGCCGCGCCTGTGGTCGGGTGACCACTCCTCGTTCGAGCAGACCTTCACGATCTGCTCGACCGTCGTCCCTCTCGGCACGTCGGTCCGAAGTCTCCGAGCGACACCTCGCACGTGTCCGCGTCGGGTTCGAATTGTTGTGGCGGGTGCGCCCGCAGCGATCAGCCAACGCACCCAACCGATTACGGCCTCTTCCCAGGCCTCGGGCAGCTCGTACATTTGCTTGTGCATACGTGTAGGGCTACTCAGAAACTTGGACGGCTGTGCAGTTCTGTGTCCACTGTGTCCGTTTCGTTTGCGTGTCGATACCAAACGGTTTTGTTGACCCGGGACAGTCACACCAACATTCGGTGAGATCCTTGTGACGTTCGACAATCCGGCCTGACCGCCCGTCATGGGCGTGGTGCTCACGACGCCAACGCCAAACGTGCTGGTCGGACGACGCTAAACCTGCAATCGGACGGTTGCTGGTTCGAGTCCAGCCGGGGGAGCGCAGATAGGCCCTCTGACCTGTGGATTCGTCCGTTGGGTTGGAGGGCCTTTCTTGTTTCTAGGTCTCGTTTGTCACGGTTTGTCACAAGTTGTCACGAGGTCTTGGTGGCTACTGGTGCGTCGGTGAGTGTGCATGGAACCACCGACGTTCGAAGTGCAACTCCAACTAGTCGGACGGTCGAAGTCCACCAACGGATTCGGGCGCCAATGAACCTGTTCGACACCTTCGTCTTGGTGCGGAGCAGGGGCGCTAGCTGAGCACAACTTTTGGTGTTCGCCGAAGGCAACGTAAATTGCATTTTCCGCACCATCTTCAATGAAACGCCAGTTCAGCACAGTTTTGCTCTGCAGGACTGTCGGCGACGTGCGCTACGCTGCCCGTATGGACTTCCGACCAGCACGAACACCTGCGGTAAGCACACCGGAGCCCACGACCGGCCTCGCGTACGCGGCCGTTGAACCCGAGATTCCACCGGCCGTGGCTAAGCGGACAGCTAAGGCGGTGGAGTCGTCTCGGTCCGAGGGGACTCGCCGTACCTACGCGGCAGGATGGCGCCGGTTCACTGGTTGGTGCGAACGAGAGGGGCACGTCGCGCTACCCGCGCACCCGGTCACCGTCGCCGCCTACCTGGTCGACGCCGCCGATACCCGGACCGAGGCGGGGGAGCGGGCCTACGCCGTCGCCACTTTCGGCACTTGGATCGCGGCGATCAACCACCAGCACCGCACCAACGGCCACCTATCCCCGTCCGCACACGAACTCGTGGCCGCAACCTTGTCTGGGATTCGGCGGGAGTACGCCGCAGCGGGGGACCGGCCACGCACACCGCGGGATCCGTTGCTGGTGGACGACATCAAGGTGCTCGTCTCGACCGCCCGGGAGCGGTGTCGCGGGTGGGCCGACGAGGTACTCGAACGCCGCGACTCGGCGATCCTGCTAATAGGGTTCGCCGGCGCATTCCGTCGCAGCGAACTATCCGACCTCGTGTGCGGCAATGTCGCCGTGCACAGGCACGACGGCCTGCACGTCCGGATGCGGAAGTCGAAGACCGACCAAGAGGGCAGGGGAGCGGTGAAAGCCCTGCCGTACACCGACTCTCATGAGACCTGCCCACCCTGCGCCTACGTCCGCTGGGTCCAGGTCACCGCCGCATTCGATGCCGGTGGCAGGCCGTCGGTCATCCGACTCCTCCGCAAGCAGGGCTCGTTCACCGGACATGTGTGCCGTGGGGGAGTGCCACGAACCGCAGCCCGCGCCCCGCTACTGCGGGCAGTCGCAAAGAACGGCAACCTCTGCACCACCTCACTGTCTGGGGCAGCAATCCACCAGACCATCCGCCGCCGCGCCGAACACGCCGGATACGACCCCGCCACGTTGGCGAAACTCGGAGGTCATTCGTTGCGCGCCGGCTTCGTCACCCAGGGCACCCGCAACGGCGCCGACGGATCCGCCATCGCACGACAGACCGGCCACGCCAGTTTCGACTCTGTCGAGGTGTACCGCCGCGAACACGCACCCCTCATCGGCAACGCCGTCACCAATATCGGTCTCTGA